AACATAAAATTTTAAAGTAAGTTTTTCAGCATTACTTGTACCTTTTTTTATAATCTGTAAATCTCTGCCTTCAAATGATTGTCTTATCAATCCAAAATCACCAGCACCTAAACTGGTATCTGCTGTTGTGCAATCTAATTTTAATGATTTTTTGTCAAACCCTGTACCTGCTGGCCCATTAGTATCTTGGCTCATTGACCAAGTGCCAAACGTCCCAAACTGCGTACAGAATCTATCGCAAACATATTGATTGCCTGTAATGCCTGTTTTGTTTCCATAATTAGCTACTTGCATAGCTCCATTATGAATTATGGGTTTTACATTTGGTCTTAAAGGTTGACCAAAACCTGTGGCTGTACCATTGTTGGTAATCGTTGCTCCTGATGCAATATTGATGTCTGAGCCTGAAAGAACTGTAAAAGTATTTGCTGTAAATGTAAAGTCATCTGCTCCTGCAATTTCAATATCAATTTGGTCATCAGTTGGTGCAGATATTGTGGTATCTCCGTCTGCATCTAAAACTAAACCATCAGCTAAACCGTTCATATCAATAAGATTGCCGTTGACATCAAGTGTGCCACCTAGTTGTGGAGAGGTATCACCAGCAAGTTCTGTTAACGATGTACCCACCCCTAGCTCTGCTGCATCAACTTTTTTGAGTTGACTATCAGTCGCATCAAAAAACATTAAATGGTCTGCTGCTGCAATACTTGTGTCAGCCAAACCACTAATGACTGTTGGGTCTAGGTGTTCTTCTGAAATGGCATCGTCTGCTATTTTGGCAGAAGTGATGGCATCAGCAGCTATTTTGGCAGTTGTTACTTGACTGTCTGCTATATGTGCTGTGTCAATACTGCCATCGGTATAGTGTTCAGAATCAATGGCATCATCAGCAATTTTTGCACCCGTAATTGCATCTGCTGCAATTTTTGCTGTAGTAACTTGGGAATCTGCAATGTGAGCTGTGTCGATTGAACCATCAGTATAATGTTCAGAATCAATGGCATCGTCTGCTATCTTAGCTCCTGTTACTGCATCAGCGTTAATCATAGCCGTTTCTACAGCGTTATTTGCTATGGTCAGTACGCCAGATGCACTGAGCGTAGCATCGCCCGATATTGCCTTATTATCAAACGTATCTGTGCCATCATAGATTATGATATGACCCGATGATAATGAGCTAATATTGGTATCAGTTAGTTCAGCCAGTGTGTCTTTTGATGCAACCTGACTATCTACATACGCCTTGATTGATTGCTGAGTTGATAGTTTCGTTGCCGAGTTCGATGACATATCATCTTCATCTGCTATCGTAAACCCATCAAATTGATTCAATTCGGCTGTTGTTAAAGTACAGCCACTTAATATATTAAGTTCGTCTGTTGTGGCCGTTACGCCAGTCAATGCAAAAGTAGATAATTCTATACCTGTCCCTGCTGAATTAAACTGAATGTGCTTACCTGCATTATCTGATACCGTTTCATTAAATGGAAAAAACAACGGGCCTGATGTAGTAAACTCTGTCCCGGTTACTGTTCTAGTAGTTGTTGGCGAAAGCTGTATTGTCCTGTTGAGCCTTTCTAATATTTGTTGTTGACGTATCAAAATGTCGTCAAACTCAGCATTTAGTGAAGTCGTGCTGATTGCACTTCCAGTAGAAAAAGCTGTAGTTCTTGCATGGCCTTTGTTGCCAATAATTGTAACCTCATCACCAGAAGTAACTGCTGACCCAAAATTAACTGTGCCTGTTCCATCAGCGTTTAACGATACACTGTAATGTGTCGTTAATGTTTTTAAAGTATCTTCTACATATACCTTAATATCCGATGCTGATTCAACCTGAAAAGAAAACGAAAACGCTGTCCCTCCAGTGCTTGTATGTTGCTGCCTTCTTGCTACGTCATTTATATCAAAAGTTGCCATTATCGCCTCTTCCCGGTTTCTTTAAAAAGTTCATCCATTTCGTCTATTCTGTTTTTTATTTTTGGGTTTAATTGAAAAAACTTTTGTTTTCCAACAGACTTATACTGCGACACAACATTTTTAAATTGTTTTATTTGTTGCCCTACTGGCAGTCCCAAAAATGTTTCGTTTTTTATCAAAACATTTAATCTCCCTAAAAGAGTATCTCCATTTCCTTTAGGGTCATTCATTAGTTTAATCATTTGGTTGTATTCTTCAACACTCAAATATATGCCTTGTATTTTACGGTCAGGCATCCTTATTCCAAATCCATACTTAATCATAAAATCGTCAACAGCATTAAATTTTGTGTCAACTACTTTAAACGGTGAAATGATAGTCCCTTTTGCACCCGTTACTTCTTCTCCCCACAAGTTTAACAACGGTGGCAACTCTTTGTTTATAAATGGATTATCTTTTTGCATTTTGTTTAACTCTTCATAAAAAGCTATAGTCGCTTGAGATATATTTAGGTCGGAATCTCGGAGTGCGTTTACTTGGTCTTGAGACAATCCTTTGTCGTAAATTTTTGGGTCATTCATTTTTTCTATGTATCGTCCCATGCTGCCCATTGGGTTTATGTATGGTGAACCAACAGCCATAATTTTTTTGATAAAAAAAGAACTAAACGCATCTAACTTATTATCTTCATTGCTGTACTCAAACCTTTGGAACGCAGATTTAAAATCACTAAATATAGTCAAAAACGGTTGTTCAGTTAAATACGGTACAATGGCAGTTATTGCTGAACCTACTAATTTTAATGATTTCTCATCCCATGTATCTGCATCTCCCCATTGACCCGGATGATGTAATGCTTGAGCTGTATCTGCTGCAATCGCAAGCAATGCACTTATTGGTTCAAACCTAGAATAAGAAATACATTGAAAGTTGCCTGCATCTTTTTTTGTGCAAATAGAATATGCTTGTATGCCTTTCCTTTGGTAGGCCTCACGTTTTGCTCTATTGTATGGTAAGTGTCCAGTTATAAAAAACCCACCATCATTAACCTCGCCACCATCATACGTCATCATAGCAAAACTTGACATGATGCTTGTACCAGTAAGCAACCTTGCGTGGGATAACTGCATAGCCCGTTTTCCGTTTCTACCTAAAAAATCATCTCTCTGTTTTTTTGTCATCCACGCTAGAACTGGATTTCTTTTTGCTTGTTCCAAAAATATGTTTGTTACTGTTTTATAAAATGGTACAAATACTTTGAAACCCGGATGGTTTAAAGTTTGCTGAAAATCTTTTAAAAAACCCTCTGGCAAATCTCCTTGAAATGTTCCTGTCAACCCTTCCTGTTTAATTATATTTTGGTCTGCTACCGTAGGGTCAGTCATTACTTTGTAGGCTGCTGCTTGGGCCTGTTCATCTGTCCCACCTGTATTAATAACTTCATTGTATCTTCTGCGTGCTAATTGTTTTTGAGCTATCACATACAATGCACCTTTTGTCATTTCGTCTGACGCTACAAGAAATGTACCGGGCAACCTTGCGATATGACCATAAGCATTTAAAGTTTTGCCCATAGCATATTTAAGTTTGTTGTTTGGGTCTTTCCATGAGGGGTGTAATACATCCGTACTAACTGCCCTATGACTTCCTAAATCAAGTTTGCTTTCAGGTGCTACTCCACCTCTTTTAACTGAATCTATAAAATACTCACCAGCAACTTTGTTTGCATCTTTAAAATTATAAAAAAGTTCCATAGCCTCACTAAACATCACTCCGTCTGGGTCTTTGTATCCGGGTATTTTGTTAAGACCTGATGCAATAAAGTTTTCGGTATAACGTAAAGAATTAAAGGCCATGTTTGATACAAAATTTACAACATGAGTTATTGGTGATGCTAGTAAGCTGTTTACAAAAACCTCGATGCCTCCATCTACAATTTTTCTAAACATACCTTTCTGAACCATGTCAGATTGCTTATTTAATGGCAAAGCTAAAAAGCGTTTGTGATAAGATAACATGTCTGCTGGGTCGGCATCGTTAAGAACTTTGATGCTCTCTAAAACTGTGCTTAATTCGTCTGTGTCAATCTTACCAAAAGTTTGATTTGCCAAGGATGTTGCTCTTAACTTTCGTGCAGTTTCAGATACGTCCCCGGTAATTTTAGATAAGAACAAACCATACAGCCTAAAGTATTTGTTTGCTTTTTCAAGTAGTTCACGATTGTTTGGGTCAGCTTTTAAATCTTCTATTGATTTTATATACAGTTTTCTCATAACAAGGGATTCTTCTATACCCTTATAGATTTCTGCATTTGACAATAAATCTCCTTCCTTTCTTTTTAAAACTTTTCTATACAAATCAGGTAAGTTAAGGCCGTCAGCTATCTTTCTTAAATCATCATTTGTAACAGTTTTATTACCACCTTGTTGTTTTATGACATCTTCAAAAGAAAATTTTATTAAATCATCAAGATTGTCTATTTGGTCTGGGCCTCCTGAATCTAGTCTTTTAAAAATATCCTCAACATTGCCCTCAAGCTGTTCTATTGGAATGTCCTCAAACCTAGCCATAATACTGCTGAGTGCGTCATAATCAACATTATCGACAATATCCATGACAACTTGGCCTTGTTGTTCTTTGACTAATTGACCTTCTGGAATATTTCTATCGTCAAGAATTTCCTCCATCTTTTGTTTTTTCTCTGCGGCAGTTTCCAAAGAATCCATACTAAAATCTTTTAAGTCATCTTGAGGAACTTTATCGCCTTTTATATCTTTTATTTGTGAGGTTTTGTCTTTGGTCTTTGTTGTGGTTATGGTTTCAAGAATATTTTTAATACCACCAGCTACTTCAATTCCTTCTTCTGGAATAGCATTTTGCTTTTCACTAACGTCTTGGATTTCTTTTTCTGTGGTGTCAATGGTAATGTCAACACGTTCTTTTAAAAGGTCGTCTGTATTAAGATTTTTTGTCGGAGGCGTTATGTCCTTTATCATTAGTTGACTTCTCCTTCAAAGTCCAACCCTGAGCCTGTAAACCTTTGATTAATGCCTTTAGTTTCTCTTCCCTGCTTGAGGTCTTTGGTAACGCTATAAGTTCCACTTTCTTTGAGTTTTTTGATTGCATCTTCTGTTCCTATTGTTTCGTAATTTTCTAAATTAAAAATGCTAATTTGTTGCCCTTGTTTAGCAATATATAGAGCATCTTCTTGATTGTCAATTCTTACGGATGCGTCTAAATAAAATTTTTGGTCGTCTGGATTAAACCACGCTCCAGCATAAACTTCGTCATATCTGCCTTCTAATGATTCGGTTAATTTTTCAACATTATCTAATAATTTTTCTGCATCTTCTACATCAAATGTTTTGCTATCAAAAACTATTTCTGTTGTTTTTAAAGGTGCAACCATAAAACCTTTGCTGTACCCTAACTCTTCTGGAGTTTTGCCATCTAAAGTTATAGAGAATCCTTCATCTTCTTTTAACTTTAATATAGCGTCATACAAGGTATTTGCTTGTTGACTTCTTATAGCACTCCTTTCTGTTTCAGATAAGCTGTCAACATTTTTTTCCTTTGTTTGAACTTCTGGCTGCCCTCGTAATCGTGTTGTGAGATTAGTTCCTGATACGAAATTTTCTGATTGTTCTGTGATTGGTTTTTGTCCTTGGACACCTGAGTTGTTGTTGATTTTTGCATAGCTGTTTACTCCTTTACTATTTTTCAATCTATTGTATACATTAATAGAGTTTTCGGCCTGCTGTATAACTTCTGGCGGGATAAGTTTCCCAGTGTCTAGAAACCTAGATAACATTCTTCTGTTTGCGTTATCAACAGAAACATCTATATATACTAAGTCTACAGTATATCCATTAATTCGTAAATCACTAATTAACGCTTTTATTTTAGCATAATCTTTTCCTGTTTTAGGCAACACTATGTTTTGTCTGTCTTTTTTAGCCATTTCTAATGCTTGTTCTGTAAAGTCAGCACTTTCTTCATGTACCATACTTGCGTGCAAACCGTCTTGGTTTTCTGGCAATATTTTTTTAGCCTCGTCAACATCTATAATTACTGCTCCATTATCTATAGCAATATTGTCTGCAAAAGTGCTTTTTCCTGATGCTGGCAACCCTAACACAATCGTAGCTTTTTTTTCTTGTTTTAATAAACTTTTGTCATAAGTCCTACCTAAATTTTCATACGCTATTTTTTTAGAGTTTTCGTAAAACTCTGCTCCGCCATTAGCAAACCCTTTATAAGAAACACCATTAACTATGTATTCTCTGTTATCTAAAAACTCTGGTTTACCATAATTAGGGTCATCAGCAGTTGGTTTGCCGCTCCTTGTTTCATCTATTAATCTGTTATATGTTTCGTTTTTTTTTATGTTTTCAATATTAAATGTTGGTTTATTGATTTCGTTTCTAAGAGCCTCTTTTTGTTCGTCTGTAACTGAGCTGCCTGCTGGTGGCACATCTCCTTGCGTAAACCCATCGCCTTGATTTTCTAACGCATCACCTTTGTTTTTAGCTTTTGCTATTAGTCTTATTGTAGGCACAAGTACCTCGGCTAAAACACCTAAAGGACTATCGCCTATAATGTTTTTTAATTTTTGTTCAGCTACCCCTGCTGCGGTAGGGTCATTACTTACTGTTCCAACATACTCAACAATACCACCAAATATTTGACCGCTAGTTTCCTCGTTTATATCAAAAGTGTCTTTTAAAAAAGTAGCAAAGTTGCCTTCATCTGATGGAGCAACGGCTGTAACTAAAGTTGATTCTGCTCCTAAACCTCTTAATATTGCTCCTTTTATCCCCGGTATTTTTACAATGTTGTCAAACATTTTGTAAATTGTAACACCCGGTACTAAGTATTGGCCCAATACTTCGGTAATGTTGCCGTATGTTTCATTGTCGTATTTTAATAAACCCTCTTTTAATTTTTCGTGGGTAGCTTTGTATTTTGCGTTTTGCTCTATAAAATCTTGTTCATCTAATAAACCAAATTGAACAAAGCCAAGTCCTCCTAACTCTATAAGACTTCTTACAACAGATGTGCCAGCACTAAGAACAGCTTTTGCTGTGTCTGTTGTATATTCTGCTGCTGCTGTAACTCCAGTTGAAATTTCTTGCTTTAGACTGTCTAACCATGATTTGTTAGGGTCAGCATGCATAAATGTTTTTGTTTCTGGGTTATATTTTTTTTCCCCGGAAGGCAGAAAACCATGTATAGTAACGTCATACTCTTCTACATCGCCTTTCTCTATCATTTCGTCAAGTTCAAGACCCCTTAACATTTCTTGGTCATAGTCGCTAAACTCACTCATCAAATAACTCCAAGTAGTCGTCTATATCTTTAATTAAAAGTTCAATCTGTTCTGCCGAGTAACTATGAAGTCTGTCGCCTTTAAATCCAGCGAGACTTTCAATTTCCAAAAAATCAGGCCCAAGATAATCAACAACAGGATTGTTTTTTTCTCCTGTATATCGCCTTTGAATTAGCTCAAAAGTTTTTTTAAGGTGATTGACTTGTGATTTATCGTTTAATATTTGTACGATGTTTGACCCTATTTCTGAGCTGTCAAAAAGTTTTCCCTCTTTATGTATTTCTAAACTGTAAAGATTATTGTAAGCATTTGTAAATTTTGTTGTTTGCAAAGATTTTTGCAATTTATTTTTTATTCTAGTTTTTTCTGCTTGCATATCGTTTTGTTTTGTATTTTGTTCAACAAGGTTTTCGGCAAAAGCAATTATTTCGTTTTGCGATGCGTTTTTATTTTCTCTCACAAATTTTGTTAGTTTGTTTTTAGCTGTTAAAAATCCTTTTTTGATAAGCTGTTTATCCATACTAATAAGTCCGTCAGGCACGTAAAACTCTTTCAATATTTCTTTGGCCTCAGTTACACCAGCACTTCTGTTGTCATTTAATTCTTTAACATATTTGTCAAAAGTTTTTCTGCTAATATAGTTTTTTTCGTAAGCGTCCACTAAATCATCTAAACCCAGCACTCCTAAATCCATTTCATCTTCTATAATTTTTTTCATACTAGGGTCAATAAATATCCCACTATCAATTTTCGCATCTATGGTTTTTTCAAATTTTATAAAATCATCTGGAGACATTATGACTGATAACCTATCTTTTATGTTATAAACCTGTTCTAAATCCATTTCACTTGTTTTGTCGGTTTCTAAAACAAGTAGTTGTGTTTTCAAAGTATCAACTGTTTCTGCAAAAACTCGGTCTTTTTGCTTGGCGTTTTCTTCGGTTACTTTGTTTAAACGCTCTGCCCAGTCTATTGATTTTTTTAAAAAATCTTCTTGTTCAGTTTCACTTAAAGAATTATATAATGCTTGACTGTCTTTGTTGCCTCCAAAACTACCGTCCAAAACGCCTTGTACAGCATCATATCTTGCTCCTATTTCTCTATTTTCGTCTGTGTCTAGCCTTGTAAATAGCAAGTCTTTTTTATACTGAGTTACTTTTTCTCTGTATTTTGTTATAAAACTATTAATTTGTTCGCTGCTTGCCCTCATATCTATAAGAATATTTACTTCTTTTTCCAGTAACTCATCTTGAATTTCGTCAAAAGGAAAGTCTTTAGTCTCATCTGTTTGCGAATCTATAGTTCTTACTTTATAAGCATCACTTAAAACTACTTTTAGTTTTGTATTTAAAAATTCTGACATGTGCAAATTCACTTTTGCCTTTTGAGCGATTTGAAAATCTTCAAGTTCTTTTGCTGCAAAACTTTTTAAATAAGCATTGTTGGTTGTATTTGTATTACCTAAAAACTTTGTTTGTGTGTCTGCGTCTGTACCTTCTAATGATTGCAAAAGACCTGCTTGTATGTCTCTTGCTCCAGCAGCAAAGTCATTGTAAGATATTTTTTGTTTTATCGCCTCGTTGTATAGTTTTGAAATTGCCGTATCATACACGACCTCCATTTCCGATGACAACAACGATATTTGCATATTTCTTGTAGCCATACCTTTTGTTGTAATGGTATTGCCTTTGATAATATTTTTTCTTTCTTTCGGAGACGATTGCAACCATTCTTGTAAATCAATAGGGTTATCAATGGCATCTTGTTTGCCTTGTTCTTTCATTTGTACATCGACAACATCAAAAGCAGTGTTTGTAAGTGCTGCCACTCTTTGTTCTACAGAGGACAACCCTTGTAGCATTTCGCTTGTTGCTTGTGTATTGCCTGCTGGTGTGTCTACACTAACACCAAAAAATTGTCTGTTTGGTTTTATAGTTCTAGCCATACACGTTCTTTCCTGTTCCTATTCTACCCGGAGGTTCTGTACCATAAATACCTCCACTACCAAAGTCGCCACCAGTTCTTGTAAATACTTGGTTGCCACTTCCTGAAAATAAATCATCAAAACCACCTGACATACCTATTTTAGCCGTACCAGTTACCAACGTCATAATAGCTTGATTAAGGCCAGCTTTTGCAGCAGCTTTGCCTGCTGCTTGTAAGTTTCGATATTCAATCAATCCTAACTTATCATCTAAATCTGCCTGTAATGCTTGGATGTTAAAATCTTCTGCTCCAAGTCGGTAAGAATACAGAGCATGAGTTAGTGCCGAGCCTGACGTTGGGTCAGCACCCCCAATAGATTTGTAGGTAAACAGAGTAGCTACATTTCTATTTAGGTCTCTTAAAACCTTAACTCCTTTTTCTTTAGCATCGACAACCTTTCCTCTAGTCCTTAAAGCAGATATTGTTGCCTCGTTTTCATACATACGTTGTTTGGCTTTACCAGCTTGAATCTGTTGATATGCTTGGAGGCCTGTTCCTGCTATTGCTAAAAAAGTAAAAAATGACATAATTATTGCCCTACGCTGACTTTATATTCAGCAGCTAAAAGTGTAAAAAATAAAGGCTGAGATTGCGTAAATGTAATCTGGCCCGTCTTGGTATAACCTAAAATTGGTTTTCTTCTTTTCTGTCCAGTAAAAAATGGAATACCATCACCTACATTGTAAGTATCGCCAATAATAAACTCAAACGGTTTTCCGTTAATTCGTAAATGCTGTGTTAAGTATACAACAGCACTAGCATCAACTATTCTTTTTTTCTGTCCTATAATATTTCCACTAGATAATTTGGTTTCAACAGGCATCGTTTTTATTTTTGGAGTATAGTCTAATCCTGCCTCACAATACGTTACTGGCACTGCATCCATAGTGATTTCGTTGCTACTAACTATTTTGTCTGTTTGCATTGCATCATCTACAATAACTTTGACATTCTCACCATTAAGATGCGTCAGGCCTGTAAATGTAGTGTTGCTTGGTTTTGAACCACCACTCAACAACACGCTTGAATCTGTAGTCATATCGTCATTAAAACACTCAACATTGTAAATGGTAGTATCGTTTATCACTCTTTTTACAACACAATATATCGTGTCAACATCAACAGCCACATTTACAAAAGCATCTGTATTACTAAAATTAGTTACTGTAAGTCTAGTATTGTCGGATGACGACACTGTTAAATTATCTTCGCCCGGCACACGCCTCGTAACAGTAATTACTGCTGCCGATGGATTGTTGACAATAAATTTATCTGTATTTTGAAAAGCAGTAAAAATATTATCTGCTGTTGTGTTGTTATCTGTGTTTGGTCTAAAACCAAAAGTATTGTCTGGAGATGTTCCTCCTGCTGATTCTGAAGTAAGAACTATCTCTTCTCCGTCATTGTCTGTAAATGTAAGCGTTGTTCCAACTGCTATATTTGCATAATCTGAAACCGTTATCGTACAAGTTTGCATACCTGTACTGGCCAAAGAAGGTGCTATGACGTTTTGGCCACGTAGTATTGAATACATTGCCATCGTGCCATCTGTGTTTACTATCATTAGTAAATCGCCATCATCGGTGCTTGTTGCTTTACGCAAGGCCATATCAACTGGGGTTGACAACAGATGACTGCTTAATAATGATATATTGTTTGAAATATAGGATAGCTCAACATCACTAAATAAAAACTCACGTAATGCTTTACCACTACGTTGAATAAATAATGTGCCACTTTCTGCTCCTAGAGGTTTGATACCCTCCAAACTGCCTCTCCTTGTGCTACCCTGTACCACTACATTGCTAGGCGTTATTGGGTCTAAATCAGATTGTGGTAAAAAGAACTCGCCACCTTTAGTAAATATTTGAAGGTCTCTACCTGAATGTAAACCTGTTATAGCATTTACCTGTGAAGTGTTTATTGTTAATTCAATAGAATCATCATCTAAACCCTCGCCCGGATTGAAGTCAAAAAATCTAGCAACCCTTGATGCAAATATAGTGTTTGGTCTCGACTTTGTGCCACCAAAATACAATCGTTGTTCGTGAAAAGTAACTGTTCTTGGATAGCCATAAGTAGCTGACCATACGTCCACGTAATCGGTTTCTAAAAACCAAGAGCCACTGGCAATGGCTGTAGTATTAAAAAATGGTATTTCAACTACAGCTAATACTTCGGTTGCACTGTTAAACTGTGTTATCCTCGCTCTTCCCAATCCATCTTCTGCCTCTACATAATCGCCTACATTACCTGATGCAAACGAGTTAGCTGATGCAGTAAGAGTTATGTTGCCGTCAACGGCACTTGGTGTGAGTGTAGCACTTGGATTTGTGGTGCTTAAACTAAACGGATACTTGGGAATAAAGTCAAACGTGATATTTGAAATTGTCCACGCAGTATGGCTTGCTCCACGTACCAGTTGCTTTGGTGGGCAATCTTCTTGCACAAGAATTAGTGTATCTGCTGATTGTGCAAAATCAAGTGTTTGTAGCTGTGCTGATGCAATCCCTGTAGCAATGAAATCATCTCCACTACCATTTAAGTTTGTGAGTAATGCTTTGTCCTTATAGACAAACATTTTATCGTCAACAAACAACAGCATGTAAGACTGTGTAGTTGAAAACTCAAATGGCACTAGACGCACCCCGTTTGCTGGACTGCCCGAAGGAATAGTATTTACAAACTGCAATCCGGGTCTCCTAGTAATACCCCCTTGTGGCTGTATCAATACGTTTCGTGCTTTTTCCAAACCATTGTAGTATTGGTCAATATCAATCCTACCTCGCAGTAATGGGTCTAGCTCTCCAGTTGTGAAGTTTGTTTGTATCGAATATATTTTACTCAAGCTATCCTCTTACATCAGTTAATGGAAAATCATTTATTGTATAATTAGCTTTGCCTCTGCCATCAGCGTTCATTGCTTGTCGCATGTAACCACCTCTACCGTTTTCAGGTGCGTTGCCTAAAGCAATGCTTTCCCAATATTGAGCCTTAGTTATTTGGTCGGTTACTGGTTCAGCTAAATGCCAAGCTAGCATATAAACTAATAATTGCACAAAGTAGGCTGGCATCATACCTTCGCCCACGTTGCTTGTAATGTAGTCAATGTATACCGTAGGCTCATCTGTATTTATCGAAGGGCCATTCTCGGTATATAAAATTTCAAAATGATTTAACGGTAAAATACCAGTGCTTGATGAATTATAAACTTGAAAAACATTTCCAGTTAAAGCATCACCGGGCAAGTCGTATCTGTATGTCCATTCATTGATGGGGGATGTACTTGATTGTGTGAGTTCTATCTTAGTAAGAGCAAAACTCCAAGGATACATTGATAGCGTCATATTTTTTACAGTATCATAAATGTTACTACAGATTGACGCTGCATCGTTGCTTGTATCAGTAAAGGAAGTGATAACGTCAGCACCTAATAAATTTAAGGCTTGATTACATATTGTTACCTTTGTATCGCCTGCTGCCATTTTTACTCCTAAATGTATAAGCAGGGAGGGTACATTAGCAAAACCCCCCTACTTATATCTCACCTATCCTTAGTCAGAATCAGTTGCACTTATAGCTGTGCCATCTCCAATGTCAACAACGCCAGATGCGTTACTGACAACAGGATGCAAGCTGTAAGTTCTAGTGCCACCAGTTGATGCGTGTACATAAATTAAATCACCCACTTTCAACAAATCTGATGCACTATTAAAATAGCCTGCTGCATCAATATCTGTTTTCGCATCGGTCGATGTATAGCTCCAAAGTTGAGGAGCATTACCTGCTTTTCCTTGACCACCAATAGGCTGTAACCCTGCTGCTGCGTATGCCATAATTAACCTCCTATTTATTCACGACAAGTAATTTCTACTATAGCCTCATCGTCTATAGCGACACTACCTGCACTGAACATTGAATTTACTAAAAAGCTGGTTTTTTCTGGGACATAATTTATCTCAGTTTTTGTAGCCATGTTTTCAGCCAAACCAACTGCATTTCTATGATAAGCATAGACTTTTCTATCTGATGAACCATCAATAGATAGGCCTCCCTCATCTCTTGTACCAATCGTATGAAATCTAAATCCTAAGAAGGTATCTATGTCTCCAGCAACTAATGCCTTAATACTTGCAAAGTCGCCTGAGATTGCTCTTTCATCCCCTAATAAACCAGCTAAATTATTAGCATGAATTATTAAGTGTCTGTCATCTTGAGGTACATTGTTTGCATCCATAGCTTTTTTGGCTGCAATTAACTTACCAACATTAAGGTTGCTTGCTGCTGCTGACCCGGAAGTAACAACAGTATTTGCAACTGTTGATGGGGATGATGCAGCTACGATAGCATCAATAATAAGCTGGTCAAGTCTACGTCCAATAGCTTTTGATACAACTTGTACGAGTTCTTGTCTCTCATCAAAATTTACTTTTGCTTGATGAAAAACATCTGAATATTCAGCAGCATTGAAATCTGACATTGTGCAGTTAACTGTGCTGTATGAAACATTCAATGGGACTACATCAGTTTGTGGTAAACGAACTGTTGCACTACCTTTCCCTATTTTAGGGAACTTATATGTGTTGCCTTCTACATTACTTCTCAACCTTACACTTTCTCTCAGTACAGCCTCGCCTTGATAGGCTTGATGTACTTCTGCATCAAATAATGTAACAAAGGCGTTAGTAATTGATTGTGCCATTACAAATCTCCTTTAGTTATTAATCATTTTTTTTATCAGGTGTCGATTACTCGGCTGATGTAGTAAAGTTGCTTACCACCAGAAGGCATAAAGAATATGGTATCTTCATTTGCGAAGATAACTGTTAAAAAAAATATTGTCAACCCTAACTTATGTTCTTGGTTGTGCAACTCCGGGAAAGGCCTCATTAAATTTTTTCTCAACTTCTCTTCTAAAAGCTGGGTCAGTTTTATATCTTGGGTCTTTTACCAAGGCGTATAAATCACTCTCCGATGCAATTCCTTCGATACTTTCTGGTGCTGCTGGTATCTGTTGCTGTCCTGTCATTGCAATTAATTTACTCAATACTCTAGTGCCTTGTGCTGTTGCTCCTAAAATTTCTATTTCCTCAACATCTGCTGGGCCAAAGACACCTTTTTGAACTTGTCCTTCTACCCATTCTTTTGTACTTTTAATTATTTGTTCTGCATTTGGCCCAAGTTTTTCTGTTTCAGCTTTTATGTCAATCATATCTTCTTGCTCCATTTCTTCTGCTGAATTTCTAAACATAGACACTAATTTATCAAATTGTTCTTGGGTTGGTTTTTCTTGATTCGCCCATTCCATAAATCCTTGTACCAACTTATCGTCTTGGTCGACACCATCTAAAACGTCTAGGTTGTATTCTTTTGGAGCTTTGTGTCCACCCATACTCATTTTTTTTTGTAATTCATTGTGCGAGTTTGCTAACTCTTCTATCTTCACTCCTTTGTTTGCGTCCCAGTGTTTGTCTTGAATATAATCTGGTTTTTCAAGTTGGTCAGTAGCTTGTTGTTCAGCTACCTGCTCCATTGCCTCACCAACAGATTTTCTTTCTGTTTCTTCTTCTGCACGATGAGGGACACTTTCCTCTGCTGCATTTTCATTTTCGTTAGATACGTCAACCTGTAGTAAACCTTCTTGCTCAATTGAATCACTCATTTTTTCGTCCTCTCTATACGTTGTAAAATATCTCTTACTATACTGTTTTGGCCCTCTCTAGCAAAACCAAAATCAGTTCCAGCACCAATCACCCATGTAGGTTGATTGATTGTTTTTTCTTTTAAATAATCTAAAACTTTCTTGCCCTCGGCAGTCTCAAAAGTACGAGCAAATGCTCTATCCAGCCTCTTGCTGTCATCATCTTTTGTCTTTACTGCCTCAAAGTCAACGACATTGATTCCCTCCCAACCATCATTCATTGTTCATAGCCTCCTGTTCCATTATCATTCCAGTCTCATCGGCTGGCATATTTTCATCGGCAACTGGTGGCTCTGCCATTGCTGCACTTTCTTGTTGAGCTTGAGCCTGCATCATCTGCATAATTTGCTGTTGTATTTGTTCTTTTTCCTCAACGGATGTGCGTAAGTCTGCTGGAATACCTAGCTTATCTCCAACATATTTGGCAATCATTTCTGGTTTTATCTCTGCCTGTCCACCTGCACCAAGCGAGTTTGCAATCTGTGCAAACTGCATAACATCATTAATATCGTCAAGGTTTTGTGCCTTTGCTAACGGAGATATAGGAGTAATCTTTACCTCTAATCCATTTACTCTCAATGGCAATCTAATCATTCCTTTTTCGTTCATAATAGATAATACTCTTGCTACGACCGGGGTCATGGTTTCAGTTATTAGTCTACCAAACGCACTACCTAAATTTTGTGATAACTCTTTCATTCTTTCAACAATCTCGGTTGCACTTCGAGCTGACATGTTGTCTGGTGGCAAACTTTCATCTAATAATATTTTTTTAATATTCATGCGTAAATCATTAATAATTATTTGTGATACGTTAAAATCAGCCGACCTTGGTAATGGTGCTAAACTTGCTCCTTGTGGGCCAGCGTTTCTCGCTACTGGTATAATTGAACCCGGAGCAATTCTTACATTACTTGGATTTAGTACACCATCATCTGCTGCTGTATACACGCCACTGATTGCAAGACTTGCATTTTTTAGAACCAGCTCAAGAGTTTTGTTGAGTGTCTTTATGTCAGGAATAGCCGTCAACAATGGGCCTCTACCAAACACCTCGCCCGGCACTTTCATGTATCGAGATACAACCCAAGGCGATTCAGGTATTTTTCGAAAAACCAATTCTGATTTAGTTTTAGGGTGTATGACATGATAACAATAATCGCCTCTTTCTGTGTGATAGATAACTGCCTCAAACAATTCAACAACCTCAGTTTTTTCGTTGTCAATCAAACGCTGTAGTTCAGTTGATATGATTGCGTCTGGATAAGTACGCATGATAGCCTCTGTCCTAATTTTATATTTACGATAAACATTGTCTACCGTACCTTGTGGCCCTTCTTCCAAAGCAATCAAATATTGTGGCACTGCCGTAAATTGTATTGGATTGAAGGCATCGCCCGGTTGTATCAACATCACCGAAGTACCGACAGCTAGGTCTAATAAAAACTCACCCATAGCCAAATCAAAATTGCTTTGTCGCATAACCGTAAACATTTGGTCAGTATATTGGTCAAGTTTTTTTTGAACCTCGTCTCTGCTTTCTGGAGGAATATCATTGCCTGCCTCAAGACGACACCATTTTTTATATGGGGGAAATAATCCTGACTGGATTTTGTTAGCAAACTTTTGTGTACTGTCAATAGCTGTAGAATCAAAAACACGATTCATTTTGCCTTGACCCGGCACGTTCCCTTCATAGTATCCTTGGTACATATTTCTTTGTGGCAAACCGTATTCGTACGCCTCTTCGTAAACGCTACGCCATAAGTCTTTACGAGCAAACGCCTCTTTGTGCCTACGGATTACCTCTTCTAATGTCAATCTTTCTTTCATTTCTTTTTATGCCTCTGTGCAAAGTTTCTTGCTGATTGTTTACTTCTAAATCCCCATTTGTTTAATGCTAGTAAAAGTCTTGTAGGCCTACCTTTCTTGTCTCGTTCTGGGCCATCAATACCAGCAAACCTAGCAGCAAAAGATATTCTGCGTGGGTTTACCCCACTTTTTACTGGACGTTTTACTCCAAACTTTTTACGCCCGGCATCGTTTAATCCTCCACTAGGATTCTGAAATTTTTTTGCAACCATTAACCGAGCGACCCCCTCTTCTTGCGTGCTGCTCGTTTACCAATTAAATCTTTGTCTGCTTTTCTAGCACCACCTTTGCCTGTTGCAAAGCTACGTACTCTTCCTGCTGCCCATTGATGTGCAGATACTTTTGGTCTACTGCCTGATGAGTAATATGCACCCAAACCTCTGCTATAAACCTTACTTAATGTTTTTGATGATATGCCACTTGACTTAGCGTACTTTGCTACTACCGATGCTCTACTCACCCCTTGGCCCTCCGTTTACTGATGTCATCCATCATTGCTGCTGTCAACAAACCTTTCTTATACAGTCGTCTGGTTCGCAGTATTTCTGCTTGTCTTGCTTTCGGGTTCTTTGCACCTGCCACATATTTTACTGGCACACCCTTTTTTGTTTTTTTAACTTTTTTAAATTTTCTGTCCATTATTTTTTCTTAATTTTTTTTTGGACACTAGCTGGCAAGTCTTTAAAGTGAAACAATGATTTACTTAACCTAGTATGACTTGCTCCTGTGTGCAACGTGCCGTCCTTCATTTTATGAGTTTTGCCTTTAAAGGGTTTACCGTCTTTTGTATAATGCGTAACACCTTTCATTCGCACCTCCTAATACTTGGGTTTACTTTTCATTTTTTTCATCATACTTGTTCTTTTACGTTTGCCACGTTTTTTTTCGTATGATGTTTTTTTCTTTTTCATCCCAGCAAGTTTATACATCATTTGTCCTCAACCACTACTATGTTGGTTCGCCATTTTGGGTTGCGTATATACACTGGTCTTGTTCTATCCATTTAATTATCCTAATGTTGTTTTGCCATCTCTAGGGTTTCTAACTGTACCAAGTGCTACCGTATTTGTTCCTCCGGGTAACACGCCACCCACTAAGGAACGCCCTACTTGTCGACTACGTTTTCTTGTACTTCTTCGAGCAACAATCTTTTTGCCCTCTGGGTCAGTTTTCTTAGGTGCTTGGGTTATGGCTGCTGACTGACCACCGCCACCACCGCCACCACTAACAATTTTTTTTACTGGAGCAACAACACTTTTAACAACACCACCCATTATGTATACCTCTTTGTAGTTTCGTATGGATTTCTAGTAACAGAACTGGTTGGGGTCATCTCTCCTCCAGATACGCCAAGCTGGGGAATCAGTCGGTCTTGTGAATACAGTAGTCGCCCACCTCTCCTCCTAGCACGTTTGCTAGCTGATAATTTACGTAGCTCTGAACGCTCTTTGGCCTCAACGCTTGCCTCTCTTTTTGCTAAAGCAGCATCAGCCTCCGATGTATCAACCTTTGGTATTTTTGGTGGACTAAATAAACTACCCATTTCTAAATAACCTCGCATACATTATGTAATCAACTTTGTCTGGCCCATACTGCCGACAAACCCCTTCTTTTTTAAAACGCATTTTTTCAATCCATTTGATTGCTCTTGCGTTGTTTGCTTTAACTGTACAGTGTATTCTGTGTAGATTCAACTGCTTTGCAGTCGTAAGCATAAATTTAAACGCACCTTTATGAAACTTGGTTTTGTACTGCTGCATCATATTTTTGTCAGGTATCATCCATATCTCTGCTACGTGAGGCCAGACGGGTATGACCCCAAAACAAGTCAAGGGTTTACCATCAATACAAACGGCATAAGCATAGTCTCCAACGCTGTCAATGTGAGCGAAGTAATTTGGAAAATCGTTTATCATCTGTATATCTTCTACATGCAAATCCATCAGGTTTAGCAAGTAAGATTTGAACGGTACAACACTAATGTTGGTGTTTTCAATCGCAAACGCTTTTTCTAAATCTATGTAAGTCATGCAAAAATATCAAAGTCAGTTTTTGCAGTTGCTTGACGATGACGTTGTGTTGACCCTCTGGTCAACTGACGATGTTCTCCACCACCCAACATAAGGTACATGTAGGCATCCCCAACGTGAGAATGTTGGTTTTTAAATGGCTGGTCTTTGTAGCGTTCGTGGCCAGCTATCTGCACTCTTCGAAAGTGATAGCCACCACTCAAGGCTTTTCTGGTTCGTTCACATTTGGCTGCCACCAACAATCCGGGCTTACCATCTATCAAACGATTCATGGGCATTGCACCAGCCTCACGCCTGACTTTAAAATCGTTACTGGCAGTAGGTCTTGCGTTCATCCCTAAAGTTTTTAAATGGTCAAACGCTGTTACTTCATAGATTTGGTCTCGCTGCTGTCCTGCCGGGTCTCCGAATATCATAACCTCGTACTTAGGATACTTGGCCTCTAGTTCAGATTTTAACATGTGGCCGAACCTTTCTAACCCCATATCAAACGTAACCAACTCATCTAAAATTACCCAGCGACCATTGTTCAATTTTTGACCAAATACGGCTGCTGGCGTTAATCCAAAGTCAAGGCCAATTTGGATTGGTACGTTTGGGTCTGGCTCAATAAAATCTTCGGTCATAATCGCATCATCATATTCTGGTAAGATAGGTTTGCCTTCCTGCACATAGGTGTAAACGCCTTGTGCGTAACAACGCACCCAGTCTAAATTTTTTCCCAACATGGTTTGCTCGTAATATCCAGAGGGTAAATTTTTAAGATTTTCTGCTTTGGGGTTGGTCTGCCACCATTTCCCACAACTAAAAACAAAACCGTTGGCCTCCGGGTTCTCTGGCAATTCCTCTTTGGTTACTTCCAAAACACCACCCGGCTGATTAAAAAACTTCCATGCGTACTTGCCTTTCATTGGTTCTTTTTCTGCCAGCCGATACCACCAGTGGTCAGAATCCATTGGGTTTGTGTCCATCCATACGCCACGCCAAGTAGGGCCACCATCTGCTTTGGTTGGGTATCGCCCTACCCGGTGGGTCAATCCATCGACAACAGCTTTGGGCAACTCTCTGGCCTCGTTAACCCACGCACCAGTCAGCTCCATTGACAGTAACTTACGAACATCTTTTGGTTGGTCTAATGCAAGAAAAATAACCTCGCAGTCAATCCCAGCAGCACCATCTCTAGCTGGCAATTTTATATGATGCGTCAACGGTGGCGACCATCGCATTGCACCCCAAATGTTTTCCGGGAAGATTTCTTGCCATGTTTTAATCGTGGTGGTTCTTAATTCAGGATAACTATTACGCACAATCGCAAAACGTGTATATCGAATACCATCTCTAGGAGATACTTTCTGCTTGACGGCACGCAGCATAATCTCAGCAGCACACGCATACGATTTGCCCGAACCGACTGGGCCTTTGAGGCCACGCACAAAAGCATTGTTTTGCAGAAACTGCCATACCGTAGGACTGGTGGTAAAGTTAAGTTTTAAGTCTGCTTTCTCTTCCATCATTGCACTGTGTTTAAAAGTTCTTCACGCTCATATTGGTCTAACTTTTTTTTTCTTCTGATAATTAAATCACATTCTGCTGGCGACCGTTTGGCTAGTCTTGAGAACTCCGGGATAGACAGCCCTTTACGAAATATACCAGCCGTCAGGGTATCAACTTCTTTAACTGTTAGGGGTCTCTTCGACAACCCCGTTTTCATGTTGACCATCCACTACCTCTGCGTCTATTGGTTCTGGGCCTTGCATCACAATACCCACCACCGATGGTTTATCGATATCTTCTTGCTGTTCAAGCAAACCTGCTGCTTTGGCAAGGATTCGCAATACTGCCACCTTATCGTGCATTTCAACCTCTAACTGTGGCCCTGCCTTAGTAGGTGTTACCTTTATCTTTTTAATGGCCTTAATGGCCGAATCAGAGAGCGAGAGAGCGTCTTTGACAAAGACATTACCTGCCTCATCCCAAGATACCACATCAGTGATGTTTGCAGTGCCAATCGCAATCAACTCTTTTGCTACAGCCTCTTTGTTGTGTTCTATGGTTTCTGACTTCTGTATACGCCTTTGCACAACACGTACGCCACCAAACCTATCCAACGGAGGCTTGACAATACGTTTCTTTTTTTTGTCAGAAGGGGATGTCATCGTCAAAATCTTCTTTTCTAGTTTGTTCGTCTTTTAGGATGTTTTTGCTTTTGTGTATCGCCTCTCGTACGGTTTTATTTTTTTTTTGACCTGTGTTCTCAAAAACTCGAAAAAACGCTTTTTGGTCTCCTTTCCCGTAAGGCATTGCATCGTCTTTGCTGTAAACCTTAATGTCTAACGCTCCGTCTACATCCATATCGTTTTGGAAGTCTCTGCCTTGCCATACTTCGATAATGTAGAATCCGGGTGTCAAATGAATTTCTTTTCCTTCGTATACTGCAAAGGTTCTATTGCTGTACTTTGGGCCTGCCATATTTCGTCTCCGTAAATGTTGCAAAAAAATTGCGTAATACCCCCTATATATACGTGCGTGGTGGGGGGGGGATGTACCCGTATACAAAAATAATTATTTTTCTGCCCTTGCACGTAAAGCATTATAGACTATCCCAGCGTAAAATAAAAACATTTACATTTCCCTGACGTTCGTATGGGTCATGTATTTACCTTGGCATCTTAGTTGAGCGTGCTGCCTCGTCCAGTAATCGCTGCACATCTGACTTGCCTTGGTCTCTGTTGAATAACGCATCCTTAAAGAACATGATAGTGTTTGGTGCATCGCTGTATGGTTTATTATCCTTCTGCCATCTGATGCAATGCTTGATACGTTTAACTGCATACTCTGCATCAAGGCCTTTGTTCAGCCAACCTACAACTATCTCTACATGTTTTTCTGTATATTGTTTTCTTTGGCCGTATATTTCCTCTGTATATTTTATATACATCTTTATAATATATTTCGCCTTAGTATATATACTAGTGTTATCTTTGTTGTTATGTATGCACTCTGACTGCATACTTGAATATGCACTCTGAGTGAATATCTTCTTTTCCTTATGTTCTTTTATACACAAGTTATCCACAGACTTATCCACAGGCTGCCTTCTCTTCGTAGGTAGTTTTGTTTTCTCAAATCCTTTTGGCCCGGCATGCACTTCTGGTTTCTCAGTAAAGTCTCGCTCCTCAGTCGTGGCCGTTGCTTTGGCTGTATCCTCGTCAATCTTCTCATCGAACACCATGTAGTATTTGTTGCCTTTGAGACCCGGATGCTTTTTGGCGTAACGTAAATAATCCCACTCAATCAGTTTCTTTATGTGTCTGGATACGGTTGACTGGTTCAGGCCTAGCTGTTTGGCAATGGTACTCTGATTTGGCCAGCAAACGCCTTGTCTGGATGTGTACATACCAAGACAACAGTAGACCATGAAAGTAGCCTTATAATGCCGCATACGCTTATCTAGGATGGCTCTTTGTGGTATCACCAAGAAATGTCCGATGGTTTTGCCTGTACCGTATTCTTTTTTATCTTTTTTCATACTCAGGGCCACATCTTCTTTGAAGGCATTCTCATTTTTAAATACGAAATAAAATAAAAAAGGTAATCTACATACCATTTTTCTTTGCCGAAATGTTTATACACTTCATAATGATTTCTGCCCTCAACGATACAAGCAGAGTAATTTACTTCAACCCACTCTTCAGAACTGTTTTTTCTAGTAAATAGACAATCATCTAGCATTGTGTATTCACACTGATGTGGCTCGTATGTAATTATTTCTATTTCTTTTTCTTTAAATTTATCTTTTTTCATAGTTTATGTTTCACGTGGAACAATTATTTTTATGCAGTGAGTGCATAAGATATACGAATAAATTTAATAATACTAGTTGACATAAGGTTTACCTTCAGGCATTATACTTACATACGAAACAACAACGAGGAAATAAAATGTCTAGTGTAAATATTGAATTTGAGATTAACACCGATAACGCAGCATTTGCTGACGACAAAGTATTTGAGATAAACGACATAGTGTTTAAGGCTCTTGATACTAAACTTTGGTTTAGTTACGAAAAAGATGACCACATCCAGTTGTACGATAGCAACGGTAACAATGTTGGTTACGCAAAGATAAAAGTTTATAACGACTAGTAGGAGGCAATATGAAAAAAGAAGTAAGATACTTACCAGAAAAGACACATTGTGATATTTGTACAGAGGAGTTTGAAAACGATTACGACAAACACAATGCTGAACCAATAAAGCATGGAACTTGTTGTAGTGATTGTAATACAACTTTAGTTATCCCGGCACGTTTGGATATTATTCGAAAATGTGGTGGAATATTATAGTTGACATAAGGTTTACATTATGCAATAGTACTTATATACGAAATAACCAAGAGGAAAAATGATGACTAAATACAAAAAACTTCAAAAATTAATCTCAAAATACAAGACTGCAAAAGGTATTGTTAATGCTGCAAACGCCTTCTTTGAGAAAAACAACATTCAAGGTTCTGCAGGATTTGATATGTCAGAAGAAAGGAGACCATACATCGCCATCGAGGATGATTTCTTTCCGTATGAATGGGCGTATTATTTTTCAATCCCGGAGGACAGTCCAGCAGGAACAAGGTTCTACTCTGAGGCAGAAAACAATTCAGTGGTTATAATTAGAGAATTATGATTAGTTGACAAATAGATTACAAAAGATTAACATTAGAATATAAACGAAACAGGAGTACGAAATATGGCAACAACAAAACAATATCTAACAAGTCTTAGAGAGCAGGTAGGTAGTGAATATAAACATGATGTCATTACTTACGCTGATGCTGGCGTTGAGATTTGGATTTATACAAAAGATACTAATTTACTAGCAGCAGCTTTTCCCATCAAAGGTAAAAACAGTATTTGGCATTACAGTTTTAAAAACAGAGAGCAACTTGACGGCAAAATCAAAGAATTAGTTGACAACAGGTTAGCTTGGAAAAAAGAAGTTGCTGAGAGAAAAGCAAAAAGATTAGCACCACACAGTTTAAAAGTTGGCGACATTTTATACGCCTCTTGGGGTTACGAACAAACAAACATTGACTGGTTCAAAGTTGATAAATTAATCGGTAAACACAAAGTTACATTAGTTCCGTTACGTTCTAAATTTGCTGATGAGACACCAGAAGGGTACGACAACAGAGTTTTACCTGCCGAGCAAGTTAACAGAAATGCATTTATCAAAGATGGTAGCAAAAACTACATAGTTAACGGCAATGATAATAGCGTTAAGTTATCTAGTTATGCTTGGGCTAGTCCTTGGGATGGTGCAGCAAAATACGAAACACAAGCAGGTTACGGACACTAAGAACAGGAGGTAACACTTATGGAAGAATGGTTTAAAACACTGTCTACAAGGGAACTGACAGTTTGGATAAGGAGAATGGATTCTCCGTTTAGTAGCTTTTTCAATACTGAAGAAGATAAAGCAAATATTAAATTAGCAAAACAAGTCTTGGCGACTAGGAGGCACAATGGCACTAGCTAAATATAAAGTTGTAGATGGCAAGTTAGTTTTTGTATCCGGGGACAATATTCTAAAAGATTTAGAAACCAAGGAAAAAAGACAAAAAGTATACAGCGATGCAGTAAAAGTTTTGAAAGGAAAGGGAGGTAAAAAAAATGAAAAAAGAAAATAGGAAAAAAGGTGGGGTCGGCCTAAGAAGAAAAATAAATAAAACTCAAGAGGTTTACGAGTACATGCGAAGGTATGGCAAGATTACGACTTGGGACGCTTTTGTAAAATTTAAGGCCACAAGACTTTCAGGAATTATCTGGAATCTACGTGGTTATGGACACAACATCGTTTCTGAATGGAAAGTCAACAAGGACGGCACTAGATATAAAGTTTACCAGTTGATAAAATAGGTGTTGACATTTAGTTTACATTCAGGCATATTAATAATGTAAGGTAAATAACGAAATAGGAGGACGAAATATGGAAATACCACTAGCAATGTCGATAATCATGCTTTCTTTCTTTGCTCTACCAGCTTTTATTCTGTTAAACATTGATAAATTTGAATAGCTGATTTATACAACATATAGGAGACGAAACATGAATATTAAAAAAGATTTAGAAAAAGCATTAGAATTAGTTAACACAGGTCAATGGCTACAGCTTGAGGGTTCAGTTGGGCGTTGGGTTCAAGGTTTTATTGATGGAGGTTATCTGGTTATAGATTATGACAAAACAGAAAAACTTGGGCCTGTTGTGTTTGTAGATGGGTACGGTAGAACACAAGAACAATATTGGGCTAAGATTGACGAGGAGAAATTACAAGGTATAGAGGACACTACCAATTAACAACAAAATATACAATTACTTAATGAAACACAAAGGGCCAGCATTGCTTGATTTATCAAAGTCTAATCAGTTTTTTAAACTTCAATTTGATAATTTTGCAGATGTAGAAAACTTTTTTGAGGAGAGTTTGTTTAACATAAAAGATGCTATCGGAGTTGAGATATCATCAAAAGTTATTGGAAAATCCATATACATATGGGAAAAGAAAAGTATCTAAATTAATTTATATAGGAGACGAAATATAATGACAAACATGGAAATAGCAAGAGAAAAAATACTAATGGATATTCAGAGAGAAGTTCGCAATATTATTTATGAAGATGATATAAAGGACGCACAAGAAAGAAATGAGGTCATAGCTTACTTTAAAGAGGCTATGAAACTTAATAAGAGATGGAAGATTTTTGATTCTGGTGAGTATGAACATTACTTTAATATGGACGAACTTAGAATAAATCCAGAGTACAAAAGTCAGAGAATGGTTGAAGTAAATCACAAAAGAAGAATGACTAGACACAAACACCCACAACATTAGGAGCAAGAAATGGCAAATTATAGTTTTGTTTTAAAAGATGACAACATTTTAGGTTTTTACCCTGTAAGAAATGCTGGTGTATTGAAAACAGAGGAAGATGTAGAAAATTTATTTAATAAAACAATGCAAAACAGCAATCTGTACAAAGACAGAGAAATCTGGGATAGACCTCAACTGATAGGGATTGTAAGTGGTATCGTAAAATGGTACGACCCAAGAGAGCAGCATGACTTAGACTATCGTAGAAAAAAATATAATATTGATGCAGAGGGATAAACAAAATGACAAATAAAATACTGGTTCGAGAAATAAATGCTTTAAAAAATCAATCCGTTATAGAGTTTCTAGACTGGTTGTTAAACAATGGCAAACTTGACCTTCTCCAAAAAGTTAGCCAAGAATTACATGACCAAGCATTAGAAAGAATAATTGATAGAACTCAAGACGTAGACAAAATTATAGAACGAGGCAAAGTGTAATGCAGAATAAATACGTAGGTTATGTAAGAGTATCAACCAAACGCCAAGGCAAAGATGGTCTTGGTGCTGATGCACAACGTGAGATAATAAAACAGTATGTTGCTAACAACACCGGGGAGTTGTTGGGTATTTTTGCAGAACAGGAAAGTGGTAAAAAAACCAAGAGACCTGAACTTGAAAGTGCAATCATGTTAGCAAAAAAAGAAAACGCTACTCTCGTTATAGCCAAGTTAGACCGACTAGCGAGAAATGTATATTTTACTGCAAAACTTATGAACAGTGGTGTTGACTTTGTTTGTTGCGATATGCCACATGCGAACAAAATGACTATTTATATTCTTGCTGCTGTTGCCGAGGATGAGAGAGAACGTATCAGTGCAAGAACTAAAGCAGCACTTGCCCAAAAGAAAAAACGTGGTGAGCCTTTAGGCAATAAAAATATAACGGCCATGGGGATTGTCGGAAACGCTGCAAAGAAAAGATATGCAGATAAACATGCAAAAAATATTATGCCTGTCATATCTGAATTGAAATCAGTAGGACTTAACACTCTTGCTGATATTGCTGATGGATTAAATAAACGTGGCATCCCTACAGCGAGAGGTGGCAAATGGCACGCCTCAACGGTAAGCAATATTTTTAAAAGGGCAGCCTAATATAATGAGTAAAAAACACGATTACGATAGAATTATTGAAGTTATAGTTAAGCGATATGGCATAAATTACTTAGTTGCACACCCTTACTATGAAACAAAGAAAGGCTATCGCACAAAAGTACAAAAGAAATTTGAAGAGTATTATGGTTAAAATTTTAATGACTAAAGAAGAATGGGAGATACATCAGGCAATGCCGATTGACTACAGCAAAGACCACCACGACATTGCAGCACAAATCAATAAACATAATGAAGGTGCTGAGTATCATCAGTACGAACTTGAATTACAACAACAGGAGGAAGAGAATGTCCGAAACTAAAAAAACAGCCGACAAAAAGAAAGACGATATACGCAGTAAAAGTCTTGTCGAAAAAATGTTTTACGTGAAAAATAACTTACCCAACTTATTAGAGGATTTACAAATCGGTAGTTATACTGCTATCAGTCATGGTGCAGTTACAAAGGTAGTTGCCAAACCAATGAAAGAGGCAGGTATTTTTTATCTACCACAATGTATCAATACAGTACAGGATGGCAACAGAACTGAATGTACTATGCGTATAACATTTACGAATGTAGACAACCCTAGCGAACATTTCACTGTTGGCGATTACGTTGGTTACGGAATAGATAAATCCGACAAAGGACCGGGAAAAGCAATATCGTATGGCATCAAATATATTTTGCTTAAAACTTTTGGTGTTTTACTTGGCGATGAGGATGAGGAGAACACGAGTGCAGATGAGAGCGAATTAGAGAACCCGGAGGCGAAAACTGAGAAGTCGAATGAAGAGAAGGCTCGTGATTCAGCAAAAGTAATTTACAGAGAAGTAAAGGAAAAAGCAAAACATTTAGATATGTATTCTCTAAACGATTATTGGAATAGACTACTTGATGATAAGAAGAGTAGCATAGAATTTATTAAACTTCATAGCAAAGATACACACGAACAACTGCTAAATGCAGTGCGTGATATGATTACAGCTAAAGCAAAGGAGGCAGAAAAAAATGACACCAGCACAACATAAGGTTTTACAAATTATTCAGAACTATATCAATGAAAACGGGTACTCTCCAACTCTTGAAGAGATAGGCAAAGAGAATGGTACGACAAAACAAAACGTAAGTCGTCTCGTACAAAAATTACAGGACGAAGGACGTATCTTTGTACAAAGGGGAAAAACCAGAGGTATAACCGTTACTGGTTTGATTCATCTCTAAATAGCGAGGTTTTAAATGAAAAGATATAGTTATGATAAACTTATTGAAACTTACTGTAAACGAACTGGTGTATACGAACGTCAGGGATGTGTCGAATTTGCATACGCATATTTTATTGCAAGACCTTTTGATTTAGTTCGACTAGTAGAGGGTAATCAAATTTCAGCATCTAAATCTTCGTCAGTGTTAAAAAACCTAAAAAACCCAGCGTAAACACGCTGGGAAATCTTTAGGAAAAAACAAGGAAAAGAAGGATAGTTGTACTTTCAATCACTCTCTAAATTGAGTTACTTCCCTCTTTTCCACTAGGTTGTAATGAGTTCAAAATGAACTGCATCAACAAACTTGTTTTCCGGGTCTAACTTGAAATCATCTGTTTTGTATCCGTTCCAGTTACCACCCCATCGAATCTGTACTCCCACTTCATCTTTTGCTATTTTAAATGACTGGGCTATTTTTTCATAATATTGTAACTCCCAAGTTACCTTCCCGTCAACATAGGCTACAATGTCTATTGCATTTCCTGTAAGGTGTTTGCTTTTCAGGGTTTTGCTTGCTCCTTCTTTGACAAGCTGCTGTTGCTTTTCCATGGTTCTTAGGCCTTCTGTGATTCCAAAATCAATATCACTTAATGCCAGTGCAGCCTCGGCAACCTCTGCCAGCTTTGGATTGACAGTATCTAATTTAGCTTTTGATGTAGAGCCAAATCTAAAAGTCATTACAGAATCATAAAAATTATAACTAAAAGAAGAATACCTGATGCGTACAAAAAGAAATCAGGATATTTTTCACGTATCTTCTGTACCTTGTCTTTTATTTTTTCTAACATGCTCCCCTCACTTTGTAAATTTACCGATTGATTTAAGGCCAAAACTAGCACCAATAGATGCAAGAATACTCCATTGTAACCAGTCTGGAAAAGTTGATAAAAATTCTATACCTTGTGCAACATAAGGTTGTAAATCAGGTATAAATGCTGCAATTATTAATACTATAAAACATATTGTCCATGCCTCATCTTTGAAACTGTCTTTTGTTGCATCAGCCATCGTGTTTTCCCATTCCACTTTTCCTTCGGCAATTTTTTTCTTGACTGCTGTTTTTGCCTCAATCTCTGCAATTTTCAAATCAGATTTTGCCTTAGATTTTTTTGCTGAGTGTTCAAAATAACCACCTACAGCTTTCGATAAACCATTGACAATTAAACCTATCATTTCACCTCCAAATTAAGCAGACCAAAAATGACTGCTATTATTGAACCTACCCATACGAGGGCCTTGACTGCACCCTTACCCATATTTATATCAGCTTTAAGCTTAGATATTTCTTTTGCATTTTTCTCAACATCTGCATGAATATGGTCTAGCTTTTCCTCTAGTCTATGTAAACACTCTTCTGTCTTGCTTGCCATTTAGTTTCCCAAGGGGTTTTCATTGACTATACGATATATTTTTTCTAGTTCTGATTCCATCCATTCTGACAATTTTTCTTCAACAGAATTTATATCGCTGGCCAAACTATTTTTATTCTTTTCAATCAACGCTGATAACCTATCATTGGTATCGTTGTTAAAATTTATAGAAGTCTCTAGGGTTGCAAGTCGCTCTTGCAATAATGAAGTGTCCATATCATTTAAAGCTGCAACGCTATTTTCCGTAACTTCTAAACGTGTGGCTAGATTTGACACCCACCATACTGTCCCACCGAGACTGGGTAGCACTGTTAAAACTATCCCAAGCATCATTGCTGGCGTAAGAACCAAGGTCTTGTTCATATATCATCTCCTGTTCTAATGATATGGTTTCTACAATGGTAATTGAATCTGTCATTACTTGCAAATACGCACTAGGCAGTACAATCTCCTGTAGAAAAGTAGTCGTTGTCATAGTTGTTTCAGTTTTCTTTTCAGAATTTTTAGCCACTGTCTTGCTAGCTGGCTTAGACTTTTTGTCCTCTTTGGTGGTTTTTTTAGAACCATCTTTCTTACTAGACTTACTGTCTTTAGATTTACTTTTTTTGACGATTCTATTTTCATTACTGGGTTCGGTTTTTTGTTCTCCGGGGGTTTCTGATAACTCGCTGTTTTCATCTCCTCCATCTGCAACCTCGCTCTCCGTTTCTGCCTTCGGTTTTCCCTCTTCGCTTGTTTCTGTTTTTTGCTGGTCATTATTCATCTCCTTCTCCACTGGTTCAGATATACTGATTTGTGGTATTTCTTCGATAACTGCAACTTCAGTTATCTGTGGTAGTTCAGATGGTAAATCCATCTCTGTATTTATATTCATTGGTACAACTATCAACTCTGGCATTTCAATATTTTCTGGTACATTTATTTGCATATCCATATTTATTTCAACGTCCATCGTCATATCTACTTCAATAGTTGGTATATCAACTTGCACTGCTACAAGGTCATTTGTGTGCATAGGTCTTTCTAAAATTATTTCATTCGTAACGGATGTTTCAAAGTCAAGACCTGCGACAATAGTGTTTGTTATCTGTTCTTCAATTTGTTGTTCAATTTGTTGTTCGATTTGTTGCTCGACTTGCTGCTGCACTACATAGTCTTGATATGTAACTAACAATTCGTAGTTATCGGTTATTGGGCCTAGCCAAGAATTTGAGTTACCAGAATCAATCCCTCTTAGGGAAAAAGAAATATCTGTATCCCCGGTGATAAAGGTATCATTTATAGACTTGGTAAAACTATGGTGCGTCCATCCATCTTCATACGGGACTGTTACCGTATTTGTTGACGTTTCTGTTTCTCCATTACTTGTGAGCGTAACCTCAGTAACTATGGTATCTTCCAAACCATCGAGACACCAGTTGGTGTCGTTACCACAACCGTACCCATGATATTTAATGGTCAAGCTTGTAATTTCTTTGCCTGATTCTAAAGAAGATACATCAACTTTTTGCGACACGGATGAGTTCTGCCCTTTAAATCTAATCGTGGGACTGTTGCCTGCGTCATTGTATCTGTTTGCATCTCTCTTCACGTTGCTATCAGATAGCGTCCACCCTTGAGTATTATCATCGAAAGTATGATTACTTAGTAGGTTGCCCGAAGTCTCCTCTGCTGACAGATTGTGGGTTGTCAACAGAAAACTTAACAGGCTTATACGAAGGGTATTTAATAACATTGTTGTTCTCATCAAGTATTCCTCGTTTACGATATTCTTTGATTGCCTCATCTCCAATTTTACCATTTATGGGACACGGAGACCCGGCTGAAATCATGCTTAAAAAGATATTATTGTCCTGACACATCAAAGCAGTTGCAGATACACGCAATCCCAAAGATGCCAAAAGTTTTGCGTTCTTTCTCCGGGTACATGCCTTATCTTCTACATGAAAACCAGAGCTAGCATTAAAAAGTGCTGTGCCAATAGCTCCACTTCTTGTAACAATGCACACATCATTACCACTACCAATGGATAAACTTGGACTTATTGCTGATGCAGGTGGCTGGTCTTTGTAATATATGTTTGATGTGCTGTCTGCTGAATAAGCTATTTCACTTAGTAAAACTCCAAGTAAAATAACGATTATCCAAAGTGCTGTTTCTTTCATTAGTCTGCATCTGCTATGGTGTTGCCAGCATCTTCCCATGCTTTAATTAATTTTCTGTCAATATTATTATCGTCAAGTGGCACGAACATCTCTACACTATCAATGACTGCTTTGATACAACAATATTCACCTGTGCTTGGGTCATTGACTTTTTGTGCTGAGTTAACTGTTCTGGTATCTGGCATTGACATAATCTTCTCCTATGATTGTGCTAAAAGTTCTGCAAAAAAATCTGCACCTAAACCACCCATGGCTGCGTTTTGTCCTGTCGTCATACCAGTTTGGTCAGTATTTAATCCATAACGGAAACCATTATCTCCCAAATTGGTAAAGGATACAGTTGTCGTTGCACCACTTCCACCCACTAATGCTATAAAACTTGTAGCATTTGCAGTTAAAGTTGGTGATACTCGCATGGTTCTTCTTAGTTGTGGTGTAGCTTGAATTTGTGTTGAAGTTGCTATATGCCCTGTTGGATTTAATCCACCTTCAACATCAGTTCCGGGAATAAAATATCTATGACAAGTTAGTAATACATCAGAAAATTCTTGAAATTGAAATGGTGGCATTGTTGCACTTGTAAACTCACCTATTTCTAATTGAACTCCTGTTAAAAACCATTCATTAGAAGTACTGTCTGCTAAATTTACATTTGAGCCAGATACCCTGTTGGCACTAGTACTTGATGCCCAAGATGATGAATTTAATGTTCCACTATTATAGGTGCTACCTGAACCGAGCCACCAATTAATAACAAAACTTTCATTTACATCATCATTTAATGACCCTGTGGTATCTGCTGGTACATTGATTATTTTTTCTTCCCAAGTATTTGCACTATCAATAGTATAAGTTTTTGATATCTGTCTTGAATTATCAGCATCAAAAAATTCTACTGTATATGTCCCAGTTTTATTACTTTTAACATAAAATTTTAAAGTAAGTTTTTCAGCATTACTTGTACCTTTTTTAAAAATTTGTAAATCTCTGCCTTCAAATGATTGTCTTATCAATCCAAAATCACCAGCACCTAAACTGGTATCTGCTGTTGTGCAATCTAATTTTAATGATTTTTTGTCAAACCCTGTACCTGCTGGCCCATTAGTATCTTGGCTCATTGACCAAGTGCCAAACGTCCCAAACTGCGTACAGAATCTATCGCAAACATATTGATTGCCTGTAATGCCTGTTTTGTTTCCATAATTAGCTACTTGCATAGCTCCATTATGAATCAAAGGTGTTACATTTGGTCTTACAGGTTGACCAAAACCTGTGGCTGTACCATTGTTGGTAATCGTTGCTCCTGATGCAATATT